CGCGCCGATTAGGCTCGCGCCCCAGCCGATTTGTGAAAATGGGTATAAGAAAAGCACCTCGCCCGATCGGGTGAGATGCTTGACTGTATGTGGTTGTTATTCAATAACATCAATGCTCTTAATGTGGTTCTCGGAAAATTCATAGTCCCCAATACTGATGCTTGCGATTCCGTCAGGATTATCCTGAGGAGGAATAAAGTCGTACGCAATACCCTCAAACACTTTTCCGTTGTGGGTTATCAGCCTTACTTTTTTGTCAGAATATTTGTGTAATTCCATAGACTAATCCTTCTTTCTTTTCACCGGAACAATATGCCATCCTTTCTTACCGAAATGAATAGCAAAGCGGTTTGTTACCGAACCTTCCCCGGTATCAAGATCAAATGTTACTCCAATTTCCTCATCGGCAACAACAAACTCCTTTTTCGTCCAAACAAGCTCTGAAGTAAATCGATATTCTCCGGAACCATGATAACGGTTGAATAATTCTCGCGCAGTATCAAGATCGCCAAATAAGACGCTTTTCCGTGCAGCAGCATTGTATGAATGAGAAGTGCTAATGTGTTTGTTCTGATTGCCGACGTTGAGAATTAGCGGAAACTCGTCGGTTCCTATGCGTTTTTCTACATCAAGTATAGCATTCTCTTTTGCAGTAGTCAAACGCTTATTCGCCCACACCGCTTTCTGCGACGTGCTCCGACCGAAGCCCTGTGTGGTGCCGTCTCCATACAGCGTCTGCACGCGGCTGCCGTCTTCCAGCAGACCGTTGCTCCGGCAATACTCCCGCAGCGCGGCTTCCTGCTTCTTGAGCTTGACTGCCGCTTCGTCAAAATCCTTCCTGATGGCAGCTGCGGTGTCCGGATCGGCGGCGGACATGGCGGCGTCGTATCCTGCCAGCTCACGCCGTGTGGCTCTGATCTGCCGCTCCATGGCGCGCTGTCCCTGCTGCAGGTCGTAAAGATCGCTCTTTGCCAGCTCCTCAAGCTGACTGTCGCTGTACAGACGGGTGGAAATCCCCTCGAAGAACGGGTACCAGTCGTGGCGGCAGTTGGCTCCCTTGAAGCCGGTGACCGAGCCGTAGCCGATATCTGCAAGGGTAAGGTAGCCCTTGCGTCCGCTGAGACTGACGATCTTTCCCTGCCATGCGGCGTGCTCGGGACGGGCTCCGGCGTGGGCGGTGATCTCCATGAGGTCGCAGCCCATGAGCCGCGCGTTCTCCATGCCTATCACTGCGCTGGTCTGGGAAACGCCGGTCAGCACGCTTCGGCGAATGGCAACGTCCAGTTGATCCTGATGCCCGGAGGGATAGAGCACCTTCGTGCCCTGCTTTGCCGATGATTTCACCGCCGCGCGAATGGCCTCGGTGTAGCTCATGGCACCGCTGGACACCTGCATATAGGCAAGATTGCAGGCGCTTATGTAGGCGGTCTGGGCGGTGTTTGCGGTGGTCATGGTCAGGTTGCGCAGACTGCCGCCGGTTTTCTTAAGCCCGGCGCGCAGCAGGTTCATCATGGAGGGTGACTGCCGAAGGGGAACAATTTCCAGCCCTGCGGCTTCATAGATGGTGTTGTCAAAGCTGACGCTCTCCACCGCCGCGTCCTCGAAGATCTGCTGCAGATAGGCGTCGCTCATGCCGGTCTGCTCACCGATGAGACGGATTATGTCCTCGTAGAGCAGACCCGCCTCCTGCAGTGTTTCCGCCTGCCACCGGGTGTAGTCGGACACCCTGCCCATGTGGGCAATGCGCCGCGCCATCGCCTCGATTATCGAGGTGTCCAGCGCGGTGTACATCTCCATCAGGTCACAGGCGAAATTATCGTCGTAGTATGAACGGTTGAGCACTAATACTCACCCTTTACGATGGCGATTGCTTCCGCCTTGTCGATGCCGATGGATGTGGCAATGAGGTTGACCGCCTGACCCTCGGTGATCTGACCGGCGGAAAGCTGGGCGATGATGGCGATAAGGCTCTGGGTCTGCGCGCCGTTGAGACTTCTGCGGCTGCCTGCGGAGGAGGGTTCGCCGCCCTCGCCGTCGTCGCCTGCGGCAACGGGCAGAGTGTCGGTCATGCCGCTGAACGCCGCCAGCGGATCGGGCGTGTCTGGTGTCATCATGCCCAGCGCCTCCGCTTCGTCAACACCGAAGTACCAGGCAATGTTGATCTCGGGGCGCAGCCGTCCGGCTGTCTGCAGCTGCATACGCTCTGCAAACTCGGTAGGACGGTCGGCAACGATGCTGTCGTCCCACTCAAAGCGGAAATCGATAATGCCTGCCGGAGCGAGATTGTATGCGGTTGCCAGCACGTCCATGGCGTAAACAAGATCGCGCAGGGCGGCTTCCAGCGCCTTTTGCGTGTCGCTGACAGAGGAATAGCTGCGCTGCTTGCTGGCTCTTATTTCCTCGGCGGTCTTGTCGGTGGACTGCACGTCGGACAAGGTGCCGTAGGCAAGGGCGCAGTTGAATTCGATGCGTCGCAGGATGGCGTTGAGACCGTTGAGCAGCGAGGTATCACGCAGGGCAGGAGCGAACTCTTTGTAGAAGTCGGGATCGCCGGTGTCCAGTTTGCGGAACAGCCGCTCCTTGCCCTTGGGCAGAGAGAGCTGTCCGTCCGGCGTGGCGCGCACAACGTCCGCCGCCGCGTCTATCGCCAGCTCGCCGCCCTCAAACTCCCAGAGAAAACGGGAATACTGCCGGTCGGCTTCGCGGATGAGATCAGCCGCCCGGGCAAAGACCGAGATGCCCATGGGCGAATCGCAGTCGATGTTGTTGGCGCTGGGCTGGCGGAAATACGCAAAGAGCGGACGCTCAAGCCCGGAAACGGAAACCTCCGGATCGATGTCCGCCCACTCGGGCACGTCGGTCAGCTCGATCTGCGCGCCCAGCGCCGAATCGGACTTGCTCATGTGTGCCTGATTGGTTATCAGATAGGTGCCGTCCTCAAGGAAGCGGTGGGCTTCCAGACGGGTGTATATCCTGCCGCTGCGTGTGATGCGCTCGGAGAAGATGGCTCCCGTCAGCCGCTTTGAGCTGTCAAAGGACAGGGGATAGAACATATCTGCCTGCACGCAGTCGATCGCTATGCTGCCGTTCTGCACATAGGGCTTGAACACCATCGAGCCCTTTGCGCAGCCGTATTCCACCTGTTCGCGCAGGCGTTTGGAGATAAGCTCCTGAAAGGGAACGTCGAGATAAGCCGCCCGTGGCGAGCCGGTCAGACCTGCGTCCATCTCCAGCGTGACCAGACGCGCGTATTCCGAGGCGATGGCAGCCGCCAGACCGAGGCTGTGGACGTTCTTTCCGTCCACCCACGGAGCGTTGTCGGTGTACATCTTCGACCAGAGGGCAAGTCCCTGCTCCATCTCGGCGCTCATCATAATATCGCTGACCGCGGCTTCGGGATCCTCGCGCAGGAGACTGCGGATGATCTGCCTGATCCACTTGAGCATCTTTTCAAACACAGGCGCTCACCTCCATTCAGCCCAGCGGAATTCCCGCCGGAGTATTGTGTTGCAGAAATAACGGATATCGTCCATTGCGTGATCGTGCTCCTTTATGACCTTGTCCTCGCCGGTCTTGGTTTTATCGTCCCATGAGTAAAGGGAGAATTCCCGGATGCTGTCGCGGCAGTCGGGCGACAGGGCGATCATGCCGGCGTCTAGCAGAGAGGACACCACGCGGATGCCGTCGATGACGTCGTTGACCGCCTTGCGCACACGGTACCGACCGTGACGGCGGATGCACTCGATGAATGACGCCGCCGACGGGTCGACGACGATGTACGAGATGGGATAATCGCCTGCCAGCTTTTCCAGCTCGGCGTAATATTCCTCGTCGGTCTTCTGCTGCCCTGCCTTGCGGCTGTCGTAGTAGTATTCGCGCTCACGCCATGCTCTGCGGCGCTGCCTGTCCACTCTCCACAAGCCTGCGGAAAACGGGTTTGCAGTACCGTAGTCGATGCTGATGTAGAACGCATCGGTCGCGCCGTGAGGGAAGTCGCGCGTCACATGAACGTCGGGGTCGAAGGACGCATACACGCGCCCCTCCGCCTGCTTCCATTCGCCCAGGATGTACCGCTGATAGAACACGCCGGAGAACTGGCTTTCGTATCGCTGTCTGATCTCGGGCGTCAGCGAGGGATTGTCCTCCAGCGTAAAGTGCAGGTGCAGCGCGTTTATCTCGCCGCTGTCGGCGCGATCGATCCACTCCTTTTTGAACCAGTGTTCGGGATGCCCGGGGTTGCAGTTGAACCACCATTTGGAGCCGCTCACCGAACAGCGTGCTATCGCCTGATTGACAAAGGACTGGGGCATCAGCGCCACCTCGTCCAGCAGCACGCCGGCAAGGGTGATGCCCTGCACAAGATCCTGCGAGGCTTCGTCCTTGCCGCCGAATATGTAAAACTTGTTGGTGACCTCAACGCCGCCGCGCAAGGCAGTGACGACCATTGCATTATCACTGCGGCGGTCGGTCATAACATACCGCTTGCGGGCGTAGGTCAGACGCATGAACGGCTCAACGATATTACGACGGGCGGAAAGCACCGTCTTGCCGCAGATGCCGAAATTGCAGTCGCAGTAATTGCGCATCGCCCAGTCCACGAACGCCAGCGTCATTATGCAGGTCTTGCCGGAGCGGATGGCACCGTCGCAGATCAGAGCGTCATAGCCCGAATCGGCAAAGCGCACGATCTGCGCCTGTTTGCCTCTGAGCAT